TGGTTGCAACGGCCGTCTTCGGATTTAAGAAACTTTATTATTTAACATCTGATGCGGCTATTCTAGCTTCGCTCAATCCGTTTGATAATTATGAAAACGAAGTCGTGAAGATCATCGACTTGCAAGAAAAGATGTTTAGAGCTTCATTCGAGGGCATTAAGATGGGCTATCTTGGATCAATGCCTATCGGTATCTATCCAACAGCAGCCAATGAGGCGGCCCGTAAGGCGGCAGAAGCGGCGGCGGTTAAGCGTGCAAAAGCCCTAGCGGCAGCGCAGGCAAAGACTCTGGCAGAAGCCAAGAAGAAAGCGCAATTAGACAAAGCGTCTAAGACTCTCAACCTTGATGCTATAGGTCTTCAGGCAGCACTTAAGGGCAAAATCAGCGAGACTGATCGCATTTCTTTAGAATTACAGAAGGCTATCCTTGAAGGTAATGCCACAATGGCAGAAAAACTAGCAAAGGATTTAGAAGAAGCGACTAAGCGCAATAACGATCTTCGCCTAGCACTACTGAGTACTCCTAAAGCTCCTAACCCTTATTCTGAATGGAAAGTCCCTACGCTAGATTTTGGCGGCAATAAGCTTGGCACAGTAGTCCCAGGGTTTACTCCACCAAGTTTTGTAACCCCTGGCATGTCGCCTAACGATTACGGAATGGGGCCAAATCGTTATGTCCCAACACCTCCAAAGATTGAGATCACAGTAGAGCTTGATGGTGCGACAGTCGGTGGAGCAATCCGTGACGGTCAGATCAATGACTCACTCTCTGGATCATTCAGCCAGACCAACAGATCAGGCTTCAAAGGCGCCATAGCAATATGAGCCTGCCTGCAACCATCTCGGTATCGTTCGACTTTAGCCAAGGCGCTACCTTCGGCCTAGGTTTTATCATTGGCGATGACCGCTATGGCGTTATTGGAACATCTCGATTTGGTGAGTCAACAGTCGCAACGCCGACAGTCGATCTTAGCGATGTGACTCGATCGATCAAGATCACTCGTGGCCGTAACATCATGAGAGACACTTACGAATCTGGCAGCTGTACTGTCCGAGTCCTAGATCCTAATTCTTACTTCAACCCCCAAAATGCAGCTTCTCCATATTTCGGCTATTTGACTCCACTGCGAAAGATCCGCGTGGCAGCTACTACAGCTACAGCGCAGGAGTTCTTATTCTCTGGCTACGTTGACACCTATAAATATTATTATCCAACAGGCCAAGAAATTGGATATGTCGATATTGTCTGCTCGGATGCATTTAGACTCTTTCAGATGGCTAACGTGGCAAGCGTTACAGGTGCAACGGCTGGCCAGACTACAGGCACCCGTATCACTAAAATCCTTGATCAAGTCTCATTCCCTACATCGATGCGACTTATTGACACAGGATCAACCACAGTCCAGGCAGATCCAGGCACAGCTCGCACATCCCTTGCAGCTCTTAAGGCGGCAGAGTTTGCAGAACAGGGCGCATTCTTTATGTTGCCAGATGGCACCGCTGAGTTTAAGGATCGCGCCGATGTCGTGGCATCTCTAGCGGCTACCCCTATCGAGTTTAATCAGACAACAGGGATTCCTTATTCAGACCTTAAGTACGCCTTCGATGATAAGCTGATTATCAATCAGGCAAGCATGACACGCATCGGCGGCACAGCACAGACCGCCGTAAACGTTGATTCATCGGCTAAATATTTCCCTCATGGTACAACTGTCACAGACATGATCCCGCAGACAGATGCTCAAGTCTTAGATATTGCAAAGATTTATGTGGCAACTAGAGCTGAAACAACTATCCGCATTGATGCCATGACTGTCGATCTACTTGATACGGATGTACCGACTGACACCATGATCGGGCTCGATTACTTTGATAACGTGAAAATCACTAACGTCCAACCAGACGGCAGTACAATCGTGAAGACCTTGCAAGTGCAGGGCTTGGCATGGGATATAACCCCTAACAGCATGAAATGCACAGTAACAACACTTGAGCCTATAGTCGAGGGATTCATAGTGGGATCATCGACTTACGGTATAATCGGACAATCCATATTAGGATACTAGGAGAAAATTAATGGCAGCAGGTCTAGGATATAAAGAGTTCGCTACAGGCGACGTCTTAACGGCGGCGGACGCTAACGGCTATCTGGCCTCTCAGGTCGTCATGGTATTTGCCAGCGCGGCAGCTCGCACTTCAGCCATCGCCAGCCCTCAGGAGGGTATGGTCTCCTATCTTAAGGATACCAACTCGACCGAGTATTACTCAGGCTCAGCGTGGGTTGCCATCGGGGGTAGTTCGACATCTTCTTTCACTTCAATTGGTAGCGCGGCACTTACTGGCTCAACTACTATCACAGTCTCAGGTCTTTCTGGATATAATTCTTTATTCGTGACAGTCGATGGAATGTCCACGACCACCAATTATTCTTTTATCACTTTTAAGTTTAATTCAGCCAGTGCTAATCACTACGCGTTTGGTAATAAAAACCAGTGGCAATCAGCATACGGTGCTGGAATTGTGGAAACTATAAATCAAAGCAATGTTGGAGCCATTCAATTTGGTCGAATGCCAAATAACGTCGGAACAACTGGAAACGGAACAATTAAAATCTCTGGGGCTAACACGACAGCCGTAAAGCCATTTTTATTTCAGAGTGGTTTTGCACCGGGCGGTGGATTTTATGACATGGAAACAGTAAACGGCGGCGGTTATTTTAACGCTGCTTCTGTCATTTCATCAATTAGTTTAATCTCATCTGCAGGCAATTTTGACGCAGGCACAATCACAGTATATGGAAGCGTGGTCTAAAATGTATCAAGAGAAAATTATCGACATCAAAACAGGCAAAGAAACTATCCGACCATACACAGCTGAAGAAGTGGCGGAAGTTGAAGCTGCTATTGAAGCCAATCGCATTGAGCAAGAACAAAAGGCAAGTGCTAAAGCCGAAAAGCATGCAGCTCGTTTAGAAATTTTAGACAAACTCGGTCTTACAGCCGACGAAGCAGCGATACTACTTGGATGAAGCCTAGACTTTCAAAGTCTGCCATTCAGCTTAGAGAGCAGATAGACGATGCATTCCCAGATAGAGATAGAACTTCGGACGGCTGGATCGGTGACACGAGACACGCTGCTCGCAAGTCTGATCATAATCCAGATGCACAGGGATGGGTTCGTGCCATCGATGTTGACCGCGACCTTAACGGCAAAGGCCGGAAGCCCGATGTCATGCCTGACTTGGTCGATCAGATTCGACTCCTTGCAAAGTCTGGCGATAAAAGAATCTCTTACATCATCTTTGACGGAAAGATCGCTTCATCTAAAAAGGCTTGGGCTTGGCGTCCTTATGATGGGATCAATAAGCATAATCACCATGCGCATATCAGCTTTACTATCAAGGGCGACGAAGATTCTTCTTGGTTCAACATCCCGTTAGTAGGAGGAAAATAATGGAAGCAATTATTTACGCGACACTAGGGCTAATCGCAATACCAGTACTACGCACAGCGATTAAGTCTTATCGTGCCAAGAAGGCAATCGCTGACATCGTGGTCGATTCTATTGAGGCGGCTGTCGATACAGTCGAAAAGAAGAAATGAATCAGACAGACTTCTTTACCCTTTACTTTGCTAGTCTTGCCGTGATCGGTGGACTTGCTGGGTTCGTAATTACTCATCTGCTTAGGGAAATTTCTGCCCTACATCTGCGTGTCAATGAGATCTATAACATCCTTCTCGAGCGATAATTTTTAACATGGCAAAGAAGAAAGTCATCGATCTCGATACTTACTCACAGCTAGACGCATGGGCTATTAGCCTGCATGAGATGTACAGAGCCCTAAGACGTGCGGGCTTTGCCGTTGACATGTGCCTAGCAATTATCACAGATCAAGACGCATATCCTGACTGGATTCTTCCATCGATCCCCGACCGCGTGGATCGCCTACCCTACGAGGACGACGACGAGGATTAAATGAAGCGCATAGTCATAGTGAGCGACCTACAGGTTCCGTTCCACGATAGACACGCAGTCAAGAATCTAGCCAGTTTTATAGCCAAGTTTAAGCCGCACGAAGTAGTAACAATCGGAGACGAAATTGATTTCAACACGATCTCAAAATGGTCAGAAGGAACCCCAGAAGCCTACGAGCAAACTCTGGGAGACGATCGCGAGGAAGCTGTTCAGGTTCTATACGATCTACAAGTGACTCAGATGATCCGGTCTAACCACACGGATCGCCTTTACAATCAGATCATGAGGAAGATTCCTTCATTCTTGTCATTGCCCGAGCTTAGGTTCGAGAAGTTCTTGCGCCTCGATGAGTTAGGCATAACCTTTCACAAGAAGCCTTACAACATCGCCCCGGGCTGGATTGCAGTCCATGGCGACCATACCCCTATTAAGTCACAAGGGGGCTTGTCAGCCCTTGAGGCGGCCCGTAGGCACGGCAAGAGCGTCATCTCAGGGCATACTCACAGGGCAGGGCGTTCGTCCTTCTCAGAGGCCTCTGGAGGCCGTATTGGGCGTGTTCTGCATGGTGTCGAGGTTGGTAATCTGATGGACTTTAGTAAGGCCAGTTACACCAAAGGTTCGGCCAACTGGCAGCAGGCTTTTGCCATCATGTACGTTGATGGGAAGAACGTCCAAGTTGATCTAATCTACATCGAAAAGGACGGGACATTCGTCGTCTCCGGCAAACGCTATGGACGATCTAGATAACGAGCTCGATCGGGACATCGATGACCACATCGACGCGGCAGAATTGTTACCATACCGTTATCTGATTTTCTAGATTTTCCCCCTTAGGGCATGAGAGACTTGTGCCATGAACGAAGGGCGTTCATAGATAAGGGTAAAAAAATGGCACTATTTCAGATCAACCGCAGCGAGTGGATCAGCTTAGATCAGCAGTATCGCATCCAGTATTTCACACTTCGCGGTGGCAAGAGCGAGTGGGTTATCTCCCGCAAGGATGGCAATTATTTCTCAGCATTGACTTCAGCGGCAGACCTAGCATCTGCCAAAATTAAATATCGCGAATTGGTGGGTGCGTAATGTTTGATCCATCATTAGGTGACATGGTTGTCATGATTATGCTTTCTGGTCTATATTTTCATCTAGGCCGCATCGTTGGCATCCGCGTAGGTTATCTTAAAGGCCGTAAAGCTGTTCGTGATTACTACGCCTCAAAAGAAAGGGTGAGAGTGTGAAAGCAAGTGAAGTCCTATTATCAGCTACTGACATCATTGGAGACCGAGGCCGAATATATGGTCATCCTCGTATTAATCAGACTCGAATCGCACTTAGACTCCAACAAATGCTTGAAACACCGATCTCAGACCATCAAGCATGTCTGGCGATGGTCGAAGTCAAGCTCGCACGTTTGCAAGAAACCGCTGACCATATTGACTCCTATATCGACGCGTGTGCTTACCTCGCACTAGCTTGCGAACTAATTACTGAAAGGGACGAGAACTATGTTTAACCTAGAAGATTATGAAACAGTAGAAGAACGACTGATCAAGTTCTGGAAAGATCATCCGGACGGACAGATTCACACAAAGTTATTGGATCAGAGCTCAGGCCGTTTCATCGTTGAGGCTGCGATTTATCGCACCGAGGCAGATGGCAGGCCATGGACTACAGGGCTGGCAGAAGAAACAGTCCAAGGTCGAGGCGTTAATGCGACGTCAGCATTAGAAAACTGTGAGACGTCTGCCATCGGTAGAGCCTTGGCTAACGCTGGCTATGCAACAAAGGGCAAGCGAGCGAGTCGGGAAGAGATGACCAAGGTTGCAACGATTAAGAAGACCGAGGCCATCATCGATGAGACAAAGGCCAAGATGGCACAGACATCCGGCGAATATATCCCAGTAGTAAAGGAAGACGATCCATGGACTATCAAGCCAGCGACTATGCCGCCCACAATGGGGGAAGCTGTTGCGACGGTGAAAGAGATCATTGGCGGCCAGACCGAGAAGGATATCCCTCACTGCAAACATGGTGAGATGTTCT